CACACATTCGAGCCCATTTGGTTTCTGCTTCATCCTCAGATTTATAGAGACTGCGAAGCACCTTGGCTGTGATCCGTTCAATTTCTTTTTTTGTGTCTAATTTCCACCGTTTGCCGTCCCATATTAACCAACCCATGTCTGAGACATATTTAATTACATGGCCATATTCATAAGCGATGCGTTCGGCATTCCCAAGTTCAGTTAAACGGAATTTCTTTTTCGGTTTTTCTTCCATAATTTCAGCAGCATCCCCAGTGTGAAAGTCAAAAGAGAATTCTGCGAATTGCTCCTTGTTATCCAATATTGTGGTAGCAGTGGAAGAAATGGCAGTTGCTATCGTTCGTTCACCATATGTTTCATTGGTATCTCTGAAATGAATTACGTCCCATTTATCGCGCATAAGGCCTGATTCCCGGAACATAGTATCCATTCGGGTAGCTGAATTCCCTGTCCAAAATGCAAGATGGTTACACAGTGCTAAATCACTTGCAGAATGATCACCATTGATTAAGCTGCCATTGAATAACGAACGAATTTCATCACCATTTTTGGAACGGAATATTCTTTCCCATAAAACATCATTCGAAATTTTGATTTCATCTTTTTCAAATTCGGCAAGATTGATGCGGCCCTGAATGTCGCTATCATCGAAATATTGTTCAAATACTTCTGCTAATTCATCCGTGCGGTCATAAATTTCGTTTGAATTTTCTCTATTACCAGTAAAGGTAAAATATCTGCCGTATGAGTAAATTTCCAACCCGTGCTTTGTATTCTTACGCCCAGTCCCTATAACACCTTGTGGAAGACTGCCTTTGATGATGATGTGGATCCCTTTACCTGAAGGAGAAAATTCGGTGTAGCTATCAAGTGTGTCAATAATTTCCGTTGAAAAGGTATTTGTCTTTCCATCCACAACACACTTATCAATATCAACCCCGATGTAATTGTCCTGCCGGCTAAATACGAACCCAATGCCGTCATAATCGCCCTGGAGATAAAACTTAACTGCCGTTGCAAAGGTGCTCCAGGTTCGTCGGTTATTAGCCTGTGCCATTTCTCCATTTGCTTGATAGGGTACTTTAGTTGGTTTTCCATTTCTTTTTTCGGATCGCCAGAGGATCCATTGCGGAAGTGATTTGAGTTCAGCTGGTATGTCATTGAAGTTGTATGGATTTTCTTTCATGTCTTCCACCATTTTTCTAGCGTGATAATTTCTAGTGCTTGTAAGCATCGTTCTCGTTGAAACATACCAAAATGGCACTCGTTTCCACTTATCCCTAATCGTTCTGCTAAAAGTCCATATAAATGACCACGACTAGTAACCTTTTCATATCTCCACAATTTGTCGAAGATGTCATGACAAGCTTTTCGCAAAATCTGAACATCTTTTGTCGCTAATGTGCCAAGTGGCTTTCCATTATCGTGTGTACCAACATTAGCCTTACAGTCATGGCAGTAATAACATTTCCCGTTACCGTATTCACGACCGTAAATAATAGAATTACTTACCTTCTCTACATTCTTTGAGCCGCAATTATGGCAATTTTTGATTGCGCTCATAGTAATTCACCTCATTTTGGGTATAAAAAAGAGAAGCCGGCGAAAACCAACCTCTCTATTTAGTTGTTTTTCTGTTACCATTTTTTTCCTAGAATGGCAAATCATCATCACCGATAGTAATTGATGGTCCTGCTTGCTCAGGTGGATTTACTTTTGATTTATCAAAAAATCTTGCCTTAGGATATTTTTTGGTTTTATCATTTTTATCCTCTTGGTGTTTGACGGTGATTACTAAAGATTTATTGAAAAGCTGATTTGCCATGTCTTCAGCACTTTGAAAAGCAACTCCATTTGGGAATCCGCAAGCTGCAACTAAGCTATTGATTCTTTTGATATTGTTTTCTTGATATTCAGGATTTTCATTGTGGAAATAGAATGTGTTGTATAAAACTTTCCCACCTTGATGTGCTTGTGGAACATCTGAACGAATTTCAAAATCTAAATTTAAAGTAGGATGACCTTGGAAATCCTTTGCTGTTGCATTGATAATAATTGCCTCATATTTACCTTCTGCAATCATTTCGAATCCAGTGCTTACGTTTGTTTCATCGAATTTAAAAAAGCTCATTATTTATTTCCCCCTGTATTTTGATTTGTGGATGACACTATTAATTCTTCTTGAACGCAGCCTTTACGCTGATCCAAATGATTCTTGGCAGAAACACTTTGGTCACCTTCTAAGATAAATCCACGTGTACCATCTGCTTTTTTAACCAATCTCCCTACTACATGAACAATGCCCATGATGTGGTTTACAATCTTGTCACGGATATCTGGAACAAACTGATTGTATTTTGCACCATTATCCTCAGTGATTTCACGGGTTGTTTCCCAAGCAGTGTAAACAACATTAAAATCTAGTGCATTAAAGGTTTCTACTAATTTCAAAAGATGGTTATCTAGTAATGCATAATCTTTTAACTCTGGCATCCCACTTTTTGTATTTTCTCCTTTCTTCAGCAGCCAGAGTTTTTGATAGTGTGTTAGATTGTCGATAAAAATATTGTCGTATTTCCCAGTATTGGCTTTTGCAATTGCATAAAATTGCAGGATGCTATCGTGAGGATTGTTACCATCTATTTTCGCTACATCGACATTTGAATATCCTTCTAACACTTGACTTGTCCCATCAATATCAAGGACTAGCGTTTTGCCGTTAAGTAATCCGGCAACCGTTGTTTTACCGTTACCCGGCTTTGAATAAATGATGATTTTTGCCTTTTTACTTTTGGTTATTTGGGCACCGTTTGTGATTTCCAATTAATTCACTCCTTTTCTAATCCACGAACACAGTATCTTTCGTTACTTGTTCATTACTGATGATTTTCACAACTGTCTTATCAGTAGGCTTTAATTTAAATGTTTCTATTTCGTAATCATTGATTACTGAAACACTGTTCACATAGCCACTTTGATAAATGAGAGACTCACCATCCCAATACCATTTGTTATTTAATCGTGGATAATCTCTACTGTGATAAAAAATCTCAGATGGTTTAATTGTTTTTAATAAAGCTTTTCTTCCAACGTAATCTATTTTTCTACCAAATTTCGGATAGGACTCTATGAACTTCTCATACACTTCCGGCAATACTTCTTGTAAATGAGCTAAGAACAAAGGAACTTTTTCTTTTTGATAGCTTGTAATTTCCCCACCCATCAAAGCTTGAGGACGATACGAACAGATTCGATATATCAAGTCACTGTTGAATTTCTCTAATTCTATATATGAATTACAATTGCTAAACAAAGCTGGTTCTTCAACTACGTATTTTCCATTTTCGGTTTTGGTTATTCTAATAAATGGATAAGGAAAAACCACGACACCATCAATAATTCCTATTTTTTGTGGAGGGTAACTCAATTTGTTATAGCGCTCATGGTCTTTCCATTTGCTTCTAAACTCATGGTATTTTTTAGCTCTACTCGTATAACCTCTTACGGTATTGACGTTTCCGAATTTGCATCCTCCACTACCAAAACTTCTTACTTTTAAGCAAGTTCCATTTTTATAAAATGAACACCTTTCATGTTTATCACATGAGATAACACTTGCTTCTAATGGAGTTTCTTTCCCTCCGAATATGCCTTTTCCACCATATAAACCAACATTAATTACTTCCATTTTTGCTACACCTCCACTCCTACTGCTTTTAGTGCGGCTTTGCAGATTGCGATAGGTGCTTTATCATCATCACCATCAAAAAACTTTGTGTTATGGTTTGCTAAGGTGCAATAGTACCAACCTGCATCGTTTTCAACTTTGTGATATTCAAACTTCTCAACCACTAACCAAGCATCTTTAATATCTGTGGATGGTCTAAAATTCTTTTGCAACTTTAACCATATTGGAAGCTCTTCAACGCTAGGTGCCCACCAGTTCATGCGATTAGCATCAGTAAGGGGAAACCATCCCATGACCTTTTCAGCAATTAATTTATCAATCTCTCGATTGTCCACTGTTATACCTCCACAGAATAGGAGATTGATTCCGGCTTAACAGTCATACCCGGCACAAGTTGTCCATTTTCATCGACTACAACCTTTTCCCCGGCTACTTCTGCAATCGTGAC